TCAAACTGCTTTCATTACCGGGTCAGAGGTTCGATACCTTGGGGCCGGGTCATTGCTTTTCATGTCCAAGGTCTGCGCCAGGTCGCGCAGATGCTCGGGAGAGTACCGGGCATATACCTTTTCCGTGATGCGGCTATTGGAGTGTCCAAGGAACTGCGCAATCCTCGTCATGCTGTGTCCGTCCTCTGCGAGCCACACCGCGGCCGAGTGCCGAAGCATGTGCGGCGACACGTCGTCCAGATATGCAGCCTTGGCCGCAGCCTTCAGCCCCTTCTTGATCGACTTCACCGGTACGCCGGCCCACTCGATGACAAAAGGTGAAAGGGCGGCGTCCTTTGCCTCCTTCAACGCTTCCATCAGTGTGTCGTTCATCGGCACGGTTGCCCTGCCCTTTCGTCGGGACTGATCGAACGGATTGTGCAGCTGGATAAGCCGCCGCTGAAAATCTACTCGATCCCAGGTCAACTCAAGCGCCGCTGCGTTTCTGGCGCCGGTACCGATCATCAGCAGGATTGCAAGCTTGATGTGGGGCACCTTGGCGCGTTCCATCAGCCGCATGACTTCGATACGCGTCAGATATCCATCCTTCGGATCCGGCTTCGGTGGCCGCTCGATATGCGGCGCGCGATCGATAAGGCCGTTCTTCATCGACCAGACCAGAACCGTTCTCAGGTGGCCTAGCTCGGTGTAGATGGTGCCATCCTGAATTCCCGCCTTTCGGCGCTCCTCAGTATGAGCACGGCAATCCAGCACGGTAACGGCTGTGCCTTCCATGGGCCCGAAGCGGGCTTCCAGCGCCTTCCATGTGAACCCCATGGTTCCGACAACTGCCCTCCCCTCCTTCTCGACGCAATACGCCTTCCAGAGATCGGCAATCGTCGTTCCCTTGGGCCGTATCAGTTCCGCGTATCGAGACGCGGCGCGGCGGGACGCCTCTTTCTGGTCTGTTGTGCCAAGTCGATAACGTCGGCGGATTCCTCCGGCTTCGTCCCATGTAACGCAGAATTCCCCGTTGAGCCGGGTAAGTCTCCATTCTGGCATTCGTATGCCTCCACGTCTTCCTGTCTGATCCTGAGGAGCTTTCCGCCAAGACGGAAAGACGGTAGCGCCCCGCTCGCACATAGCTTGCGGATATGACGTGCCGAGCATTCCCAACGTTCGGCTAGTGCCTCTGGGGTAAAAGGTCGGTTCATCCGTCGTTCTCCCCGTTATTCGACTTATCCACAGGGGCTGTCGCGCCGCCGCTATTGTCGCGTGGTTCGCCAACCGCAGCTTCCCATCCAGCTTGGAAGCCGGCGATATAAAGACCGTCGGTTTCCATCTCTACAAGCTTACGTTTGAGTTCAGCGTTCTCGCGCCTTTGCTCTTCCGCATCGGCATGCGTCGGGTCCGTCTGCCGTAGGAACGTTGCGTGCGCGCGTATCGCCTTCATGGCGCGCTTCTTCCAGCGCTTTGCCTTCACCGCTTTACCGAACCACTCCAAGGGCGGTTTGTTGGCGGAAGCCTCGGCGCGGTCGATCTGGACGGCGATATAGTTTATTTCCTGCGCAAGCTTCTCGATCGCGTGGGTACAAGAAATCAGGTCTGGAAGGTCACAAACCCGCTTGCCCGGTTCGATTTCAATTTCGAGCGGTTTGATAAATGTGGCGGTGCCATCCGGGGCGTTCTGCTTTCGATACCGCTTCATGCTTTGCCCTCCATCTCATCGAACGCCTTGTGCGCTTCGGTGATTTCCCGAATGGCAGAATCCGCAAGGAGGTGAAGCGCGCAATAATCCTTCGGCTTTTCGTTGCCGCCATCGAAGGCGGTATCGATCAGCCTTTTCATGGCGTGGATGAAGCTTTCGGCCGCGCCGGCCGCATCGTCAAATTTGGTGCGGGGATCGCTCATGCGGAAGCCCTCCTGATTTCGGCAATTTCCTTGATGAGATCGGCCGCAAGGCTTGCGCGCTTTTCACCGCAGTAGTTTTCTTCGATGAAGCACGCCTTACGCAGCACATCGTCTATGGTGGCGACTTTGAATGCCAAGACTTCTTCGACCAGATCGCAGCGAAGCTCATCGAGCTCGTTTGAGCGATCGGACGCTTCAGCGTAACCACTTGGACCGGCCCAATCGTCCCATATCTTTTGGCGCTCCGCATATAGGGCGAGAACGGCTTTCCGGTCAGCGTCATTGCGAGCGAGGCGCCTGTCGCGCTCTGCGACGTTTTTTTCCGATGCAGGGGCCGGGTTCCCTTCACCATCAACCGCGAAGAATTCCAACCACTTGTTTATCCTGCCGTCTTCTTCATCAAAGACGGCCTCGATAGCTGGGCGGCAGTAGTATTCCTGCGTGCGCATCGGCCACAGATGACGCCCAAACTCTCTCGCTTTAACCATAGGCCATTCAGGCTTGCCCGGCAGATCGAGAAGACTGTTTTCGAATTCGATCGCTAACTCAGCCTCTACGTCCGCTTTCATGTAGGCGTCGATCAGGACTTGAAGTGCCGAAGGCTCCATCTGCGCGGCTGTAACAGCCGCAGAGGTCGCAGCCGTCGCTGGAATCGCGGCGACAGCTAAACCACCAAGGAAGGTTCTACGGGTCGTTTTCATTCCGGTGCTCCTTCCAGATAAAGGAGGGCGGCGCGCGTCATGGCGGTGAGGCTGTCGGAGCAGGAGAACGCATCGCATTCGTCAAGTGCATGGCGAAGGGCAGCGATTGCGCCTTCCCGTGTGGTGCAGGGCTTGTCCCACGTGTCGATCACCTCCATAGGCGGGCCGTAGGTTTTTGCGATAACCGCTTCTTCGCCGCCGTGCTGATCAAAGTTCGCACTGCCAATAGCTTCAAAAGCCTTGTTGCCGTCGTTGTATGCTTGAAGAGCTGCGACAACGGGGTCTGGTTCATGGCTTCGATCAAAGCGGATACTGCGGAACCAGTAACCGCGAACATCGCCGGCAGGATAGACCATCGCCATGAACTGGCCGTTGGCCCACTGCGGCAAGGCTTCGGAAAGCTCGATCGCCAGACGCTCGACACGATCAACGGGAAGTTCTTTTTCTCGTGCTTCCAGAAAATCCAGCACCCCCTTTACGAGCGTGACGGTGATTTCAGAGCCGCTGAAATCTTCGTTCTCCTTCGCGGCGAGGCGCATGGCATCCAGAACGCCAGCATAGGAGGTAAGCTTTGCAGTGCTCTCCACGAACGCTTCCACAGCCGCGTGCAGTTCAGCCTCCTCGGGGGTGTCCTCAAGAGGGCCGTCGCAGCTGTTCGCCGCTGCCAAGGCTGCGTTATGGCGGGCAATCATCTGTTCAAGGGTAACTTCGGGCATGGCTTCGCCAGCGGCCGGAATCGTGTTCGGCATTGTCATTCTCCAAATTGTTAGGGTGGAGATCGGCGCACCGTGCGCGCCGGTCGCTGGTTATTCTTTGTCGCTGGTCTTTTTGATCAGGCGGAAGCGGCCCTTGATGTAAGGGTGTGTGCACATAGTGGGTGTCACCTGAACGCATTCATCAACGAACCGGCGGAAAACCGTGTTCACTTCGCGCTGGTAATACCCCACATTGACGCTGCCTTCGGCGTTTTCGTGGGTGTTCCGAACAGCGAACTTCGGGCTAAGGCCGTAGGGCGTGCAGTCAATCACCTGATTTACGATTTCCGCCGACAATCCGTATTCGTCGTGAATGCGAGCACGCAAATAGGTGATCAGTTCACCGTTTAACGGAACCTTCGGCAGGATCGTCAGCGCCTGCTTGATCTGCTCAACTTCAGCGCCGATTGCAGCAATGGCCACGTTCTGCTGAGCCTGCATTTTTTGTGCGTCGGCCAGCATCGTGAAAGCGGTGGCAAAAGCTTCTGCGGTGGTAGGGATGCGCGGCTCTGCCAAAGCAGCCTCCATCTCACGCATCCGGCGAACCACACGAAGCCGAAGCTCTGCGCTGTAGCTAAGAAGCAGCGTTTCAGTGTGGTCACGATCGAGAACATATTCCGTCTGCTCTCGGTTCATGCTGTCCCGGTAGATGCGTCCAAAATTGGACACATCTTCACCAAGCTCAACCATCGTCTTTTCGATATCACGCTTGACATGCTGGTGTTGCTTGCCGGTCAGGTCCGCGATTTCGCGGCTTGTCATGGTCACGCCTTTACCACTGGCAAGGGTCGTGGTATTCATCAGTCCGTCCATATAAGCCTCCTATGACTTAGGACATTCGATTTCCGCGCTGCGAACGCGGCAGTCATTTCAGAAATCGGCCATTTGATTGAAGCTCGAACTTCAGTCGGTGGCCGTTTTCATTTCCGCTTTCAGTCCGCATTCGATCAGCTGGCGTATTGCCTTGCCGCGCGACCAGATCCTTTTTGACAAGCGGTACTCGTCAACCTTTTCCAGTAGGCTTTCCTCCATCATCAGCGGTACTCGCTGATCAGTCGGTTCCCTTTTCATGGCGTGCTCCGTTTTTGTATTATCTTGCACAAGAAAACGTTAACCCTGTTTCGAAGTGGCGTCAAACGTTTTCTTGCACAAGTTAATCACTCATGTATAAAAACGGGTATGGCTAGACCGAAGAAACCAGTTGATGAACTCAAAGACCAGCGCGTCCCGATCATGATGTCGGAAGACGAACTGAAGGCGATTGATGATTGGCGGTTCGAAAACCGCATCGCTTCGCGCGGGGAGGCGATACGACGCCTCTGCCAGATCGGTCTCAAGGCTGACGAAGCATCTGGGCCAATGTTCAAACTGGTGAAGGATGCTGCGCGAAATCGTATTGCCGCGATGGAACGTCTATCGAAACTTTTGGACAGAGGCCCACTTTTCCTTTCGAGACGGGCAATGATCGAGTTTGCCGGTGAATCTGGGCGGGCGGCCTTAGATGACGCCAGAAAGCTGCTCGAAGGGATGATGCGACTAAGTGAGCCTTTGGTGAAAATAAAGGACGCCGAGACGATCAAGCAGGCTCTTATTGAGGCAAAAACCTCGGACGAGCAAATGGACGCCCGGTTGAAGAAGATACAAGAGATAGCCGACAAGGAACGCTGACGCATCACGCCCCACCCTTCTTCTGATCGACCAGAGCCACGGCTGTCTTAATTGCTTCGCTGTCGATCGTATCTTCTACCATCCGCCACCATTCCTCATCGCATTGCATTTCAGCACGGGTCACGGCGTCGATAACGACCATGTCAGGCGTTCCGGGAAAAAGCCTGCTGACGATGGCGTAGCGCTCGGTAGCGCCCGCGCCGGCCTTGATCGCATCATATGCGGCCTTGGCCATGGTGTTCACCACATCTTCCCGAAGCTGGCGGTTAACCATGGCGATATCTCCGTATCGCCGTCGCCAGCCGGCGCTTTGCATTCTTCTCGGCCGACTGGGCATCGGTGAGAAGCGCGTATTCGCTTTCGGTCGCGCCCATCATGATATCCCACGCTGCGGAATCGGTTTCGACGTGATCAATTCCGTTGGCTTCCTTCCACCGGTCGTATGCAGCGTTGAGGTTTTCTCGGGCTTCTTTCCGGGCGGTTTCGCGGTCGCTGACTTCGATCGCCCTTTCAGCGATCGCAAGCAGTTCTGAAATCGAGGCGATGTCGGTCATGAGCGCTTGCCCTGCAGTTTCGAGATGGTCGCGATGTCGACCGTATCGAAGTAGGCTTCCAAGCAAGGGATGATATCCTCCTGGCTGATCTTCATCCCGGCGTTGATTGCCGCGAAAACCTTCTCGCCAATGGCTGCTTGCGCCATTTTATAGATACCCTGCTCAGCGGCGTAACGCTGTTCTTCGACAGTGAAGCCGACAGCTTCCATCAGTGCGTCGTATTGATCCTTGTCGCTAGGATCGATGCCTTCGAAATTGACGCCGTTTTTGAATGCGGCATCAATCTTCGCCTCAATGGAGGCGTCCAAAATCGGATTCGGGGAAAAGTCCGTCATTGCGTCCTCATGTTCTAATTGGAGGGGGAGCCGATATCGTTCGGCCCGGACGGATTACTTCGAGAACCTGCCCGCCAAGAAGCCGACGACGATCAGCAGAAAGCTGGTGACGAAGTCCAACGCGGCGGAGAGGATTGTGAACTGCAGCAGGATAATCACCCCTGCTGTCGTTGCCAGGGCGATGCCCTTAAACGACCTGATCAAATCAGACATCGTAGTTTGCGAGGTTAAGGCCGAGCGTCGAAGCAATCTTCGCCAGCACTTCGCGTTCCTTGGCGTCGATGCCACCATGGTCGGCCACGTCCAGCGCCGACAGCAAGACCGTTTCGCCCATGTCATGGTCGGCCTTGATGTCTTCGATTTCCTTGTAGAGGCCGGCGCGACCGACGCGGCCACCCTGCGCACGCTTCAGCATGGCGTCGGCGGTGCGTTCGATTTCGGCGGTCTTGAAGGCTGCGGAAAGCTGGGCATTGGACGAAATGGCGCTGATCGTCTGTCCGACTTCGGCGTCGGAAATGTCACCATCAGCGGCGGCAACAAGGGCGCTCGCGGCGCAGACTGCCTCAAGGAAATCCTTGCGACCGCTGTACTTGTTGACCGAGCCGGAAAGCTTCTCTTTCAGTTTTGCGAACATGTAGTGTCCTCGTTCGGGTTAATCGCACGGCGATTTGCCGCTGCGAACGAGGCAACTATCCGTCAAACGGAATTTTTGCGCAAGAGGATTATCTGTTTCACGGATAAAATATAAATGTTGACGAGCGCATTGCCTTAGAATATCCGCGCGCCGACGTTGCGCGCGTGCTTATTTTCCGCCTAGCCAGATATTTTTCGCAGCGTCGGGGCGTGCCTGACTGTTCCACGAGGCAGAACGGCGAATATTTCCCCGATCCATTCTAGCCGCACATCCTCGATCGGCGCCGCATTGAAAGACATAAGGGTTATTGGGCTGCCTTTAACCACTGTTTTCAGAAAACGCCGCCCGTCCGCCGTTCTGACGGCTGCGTCTTCGCCATAAAAATATTCTAGCGGCTTCCTTTGTTCGCGGTAGCAAACGATGACATAGCCATCTTTGTAAACTGGAAGCATGCTCGCGCCCCGAACTTCAAAGGCTATCATGTCGGCAGGCAGATCGAACGGAATTACGATTTGGTCGAGCCCTTCCGGCGGAATCTGCTCGAAATCAGGCATAATCTCAGCGCCAGCGCCGATATAACCTACGAGCGGCACAACGTTGTCGCCGCCCACTTCTTCGCGATAGAGGGCATTGATCTCCTCCGCTCGCTTGCTCTCTGGTTCCACGCCCGAAACCCACCGGGCGACAGATGATTGTGACACGCCCAAGTGTTCAGCGAGCTTGGACTGGTTCCAGTGCTTGAGGCGAAGGATCGCCTTAACCTTTTCAATTGTTTTCATAATTTTCCTTATATCCGCTTTACGGATGAAAATAAATAGCATCAAACGGATATGCTTAATTGACAGTTTAATCCGTTTGACGGATAACTTGGAATTATGAACCCAATCAAATTCATCCGGACCCACATTCTGAAGGTCAACCAGGCAGAGCTTGGGAAGATCATCAACTCCGCTCAGGCGGCAGTTTCGCGATTGGAGACTGGCGAGGTATCGCCAAATCTCGAACAGATCAGGCTCATCCGGGGCGAGGTTAAGCGCCGCGCCTTGAGTTGGGACAATGAGTGGCTTTTCGGCGCAATACCTGAAGACGCTCAGAACAACCGGAGGATCAGGTCATGACGCCTCACCCCTCCCTCGAAGAACAACAGGCCGCATTCCAGCGATACGCCGAAGCCGTCCGGAAGGTTGAGAAGACCTTGGACTTTGACGACGGGCGCGCTGCAAAGGATGCATGGATTGCCTTCCTGAACCTTTATCTTCCTTCGGAACGGAAAATCCAGACGCGGAAAATCCCCGGTACCAACGTCGCAATTTTCCCCGTGCATCGCGCCGGCTTGTAACTATGGAAAACAAGCCGCGCCATTCGCATGCCGAAATGGTCGACGGTCTGGAAAAGATGATCACGGCGAAAGCCGGATGGATCGAGACCTTTTCGACTGGCCCGAAAAAGCGGCCAGACCACGAAATTGAAATTCAACAGAAGCATTTGAGCGTGTTGCGTCAGGCCGTCGAGGATTATCGGCGCGCGGCGAACCGCCCTCGTTGAAGGCGATGATATGTCGATACTGAAACTTTCCCAGATACGAACTGATGGCGGCACACAATCCCGCGCAACTCTGAATGACCATGTGGCCGATGAATATGCCGAACTGATGCGTGCTGGCACGGTCTTTCCGCCACTCGTCGTTTTTTACGACGGATCAGATTATTGGCTGGCTGATGGTTTCCATCGTTACGAGGCCCTACATCTGGCCGAATTGAATGAGGTCGATGTTGATGTTCGTCAAGGGGCGCGCCGTGACGCGATCCTTTACAGCGTTGGCGCCAATGCCTCGCACGGACTGCGCCGCACCAACGAAGACAAGCGCCGTGCGGTATCGACCCTTTTGCAGGATGCAGAGTGGTCCAAGTGGAGCGACCGAGAAATTGCCAGACGGGCTGGCGTCCATCACGAGATGGTCGGCAAGTTGCGAACCGATGTATCTGGCGGAAACCGCCAGATAGAGACCGTCCGCACGGTAGAGCGCAACGGCACAACGTATCAGCAAAACACGGCGGCGATAGGAAAGGCCGAGCCGCCTGTCATTACCGCGGATGAAGATGCCGTCGAAGGCTATGATCCCTTTGCAATCCACAGCACCCGCGAGCGCATCCGCGACGAACTGCCGGATTCCATCAAGCAGATTGAGGCGACGAAAGAGGCGGCGCGCACGTCGCGTAAGGTTGATGCTGACGATCTCGTTGCACGCGTCGAAGAACTGGAAGAATCGCAGCGTGTCCTCGAAGCGGATTATGCGGCGGTGCTGGCCGAAAACAAATCTTTCGAGGCTATGCGCGTCCAGTTCGAAAAGGGCGGCTTTGCTGAAGTCATCGCCGGCAAGGACGAGGAAATCAGCGTCCTGAAAACCCGCCTTTACAGCGAAAGTCAGACCGCCGCCGAGTGGCGACGAAAATGCAATTTCTGGAAAGATCAGGCGAAAAAGCTCGGATGGCGTGATGAACGCTTCGAAGGCCAAACCGAAGCGCTGCCCGATGACGATGCCTTTTATGCTGTCGTCAATGGGGAGTGATCCACATGGACCTCTTTTCCTCCCCGGCCTTCGTTGATGAGGCGCGCGCAAAAGAAATCGTTCTTCGCGGGTATCAGGTCGACGCCGTCAATCAATTGCGCCGATCTGCCGCCACTGGTGCGCGCCGGTTGATCCTTGCCGCGCCGACGGGCTCGGGAAAGACTGAAATCGGCGCGCATATGATCCAGCTGAACCAGAAGAAGCTTTCCACGGCGTGGTTTATCGTGGACCGCGTTACGCTTGTCGACCAGACCAGCCAGCGCTTTTTCTCTTACGGTATTGATCACGGGATTATCCAGGGCGGCAATCGGCTGACGGATTACTCCAAGCCGGTGCAGATCGTCAGCGCGCAAACACTGGCGCGCCGGTCAATTCGGAAGCTTCCCGATCTCATCATCGTGGACGAGGCTCATTGCGAATATCAGTCTGTTCTCGACCTGATCGAAGAAGCCGGATCGGCGCGCGTTGTCGGGCTGACGGCCACGCCTTTCACTTCTGGTATGGCTGATCATTGGGACGGGATTGTCAATGTTACCACCGTCAACAAGCTGATCGGTGAAGGCTATCTTGTGCCGCTGAAAATCAAGGCATGCGTGTCGCCCGACATGAAGGGCGCGAAGAAGAAATTCAACGGCGAATACGAAGAAGAAGAAGCCGGACAGCGCGGAATCACCATCGTTGGCGATGTCGTTCATACATGGATTTCGCAGACGCGTGCCATGTTCGGCGGCCCGGTGAAAACCATCGTCTTCTCGCCTTCGGTGGCGCACGGTGCCGAGCTCTGCCGCCAGTTTGCGGACGCTGGGTTTAACTTCCAGCAAATTTCCTATCTCGACAAGTCCGATACCGACAGGGACGCGAAAATCCGTGAGTTTCGCAAACCGGACAGTTCGATTGACGGCCTCGTGTCGTGCGCCGTGCTGACGAAAGGCTTTGACGTTCCCGACGTTCTTTGCGGGATATCCTGCCGACCTTATGCAAAATCGTTTTCCAGCCACATTCAGGAGATGGGCCGCGTCATGCGAAGCTCACCTGATACCGGCAAAACATTCGGCCTCTGGCTCGACCACTCCGGCAATTGCATCTCGTTCGCTGACGATACCGCCTGGCTGTATGAATATGGCGTCGACAGTCTTTCCGACGCGCAGAAGAAGGACAGCGAGCCGCGAGAGCCAACGGAGAAGGCGAAGAAGAAACACTTCTGCGGACAGTGTGGAATGCAGATCGAGCCGATGGCAGTTTCGTGCGCGGCGTGCGGCTGGGAGCGGCCGAACAGCAATACCATTCAGGTTGTCCAAGGAGAGCTTATTGATTTCGAGGTTTCCGCCAAAACGTCATTTCAGCCGCGGAAAGGTCTGCGTGCTGAGTGCCTGAGCGATCCGAAATCTATCTGGAATGCTGCGTTGGCCTACTGCATGTCCAACACCCGAAAGGGCGAGGACGCGGCAAGAAAATGGGCTTATGGCATTTGGGCCGGGATATACCCGTCGAGCAAGCTTCCCTATGGCCTTTTTGATGTGGCCTGCCGACCGAACGATGTCGCTCCGGATGCATGGAACCTTATCGACCGAGAGGTGAGACGCTTTCGCAAGGGCTCCAAGTCGTCAAGGAGCGCTGCATGACGGTCGATGACGCAATCACCTCTGCATGTTCTTCCGTGGGCATCAAGCCGCCGCAGGGAACCCGCTACGGCGTCTGGATGAAAACCGACACCCTTTCTGGCGCAAACGGCCGGGGCGACGGTCGCGTGATGGTCAACGAAAGATCGGTCACCGCCTATAACTGGCAGACCGGCGAAAAGGTGTCGGTCAGCCTGAACGACGGTACCGAGAAGATCGACCGCCGCGAAGTGAAGCGTAAAGTCGAACAAGAGGACCGGAAAAGGAAGGAGCGCGCCGCCAGGGCTGCCCAGATCGCAAATGATATGGTTCAGGCAGCAACGTTGCGGACCCACGCCTATCTCGCCCTGAAGGGCTTTCCCGAAGAGAAGGCGCTGGTTCTCGATGTAGCCGCGATCCGGCATATCGGCGGTGATTACCTCGTCGATCCCGGCGAGCAAGAGGCAATTATCATTCCCGCGCGCGCCGGCAACCAGATACGCAGCGCCCAGCTTATATTCGAGCAAGGGCGCAAAAAGTTCCTTTACGGAGGGGAAACAGCCGGGACAAGCCACAGGATCGCCGTAGGGCGTGATTGCTGGCATTGTGAGGGGTTCGCAACGGGCCTGTCGTTGCGCTCCGCGTTTTCCTCTTTTGGCTATAAGGCGACGATTCTGTGCTGCTTCTCGGCAAGCAATGTCGAGGTGGTGTCACGCACTGCCCAGGGCCGCCCGTTCATCGCGGCCGACAACGACAAACCGCAACCCCAATTCAAAGGCCTTGGAACTGGCCAGTATTTCGCGGAGCGCAGCGGCGTGCGCTTCGTCATGCCTCCAACGATCGGAGAAGATTTCAACGACATGCATCAGCGCGAGGGATTATTCGCCGTCCAACGCCTGATTTGCGATTTCCTGAAAGGAGCGCGCCGATGAGGCCACACGATGAGGTTTACTGGATCCCGATACTGCCCTCAGAAATGAGGGAAAGACTTAAAACCCTGCCCGCCAATAAGCGGCAATGGCCAAAAGCTTTCTTGGACGATTACAAGAGGCTGCATTCTGAGTTTACCAAAGCCAAAGCGGCTTTTATCGAGGTGGCCCGACGAGACCGCGACACACGTATGTCGCCGCGCGCGTTCAAGGCACTGTCGTTTCTTATCGACTGCTTGAACTTCGATACCGGACGGTGCGATCCGTCGCAGCAAACGATAGCTGATGAAGTCGGTGTTCATGTCGCAACGGCGGAACGTGTCATTCAAAAGCTAAAGGCCGCCGGCTGGATCGAAATATACCGACGCGGCGCGACCAGCACCAATTTTTACCGAATAGGCGCTCCGAAGGCGAAGATCGACGCCATCAAGGACGACGCAGAGGCGCGGCGCCAGGTTCGGAAATCGGCTTGGGAGGCACTGAACCTCTTGAAAAGTGACCCCGCAAAAATGCGGGATCACTCGGCAAACCACCCCGCAAAAATGCGGGATCATGAACCCGCAAAAATGATGGATCATGACCCCGCAAAAATGCGGGACAAACCTTTGAAGGGAACCTCTGAAGCTGAACCTCTGAACGAGTCTTCTTTCGACCATGGTAGAGAGGGTACGTATAAGGGTGAGGCATACTCATCTTCGGAGACAGAGGAAAAAACTTCCGCCACGATCATTACGCCCGACTTCACTCGGAAGAGGATCGCGTGATGATTGATGATCCGAACGACCGCAAAAAATGGAATGAAGCCTTCGAGCTGGTTTACAAGCGCGGCATCGTCAATGGCTTGAAACAAGCCGCCGAGATAGCCGACGCCTTTGCCGATGAGAACTTCTCTATGGCGCACGACACGATCATGCTTGATCCGGTTATCGGCCGTCGTGGCGAGACCTTGACAAAGGCTGATTTCGAAAAAAGCGAATCCCTGATTATTGACGGCTGCGTGCATTCTTCGATGGCGCACGCGGCCCAGAACATTGCCGAAGCAATTCGTTCGAAGGCAACGGAGTTGGCGTCATGACCGAAGTTCCTACCGATATCATCGACACGGCCGAGAAATTCACCACGGCGTTCTATCAAGGTGAGCGCGGCCATTCTCGCGACCAGTTCAAAAACAGCGTGGCGGCGATGATTGATAATGAGCGCAAGCGCTGCACATCGATTGTCAGGCTGCTGCCTCTCGGTCCCTTCCAGACCGTTGATGAAGCCGTAAAGGCTGCCGAAACGCAGGTGTTGATAGCGGACGCAGTTGAAAAAGCGGGGTGGACGCCATGATCCTGTTCGAAATCATCAAAACCCGTATCGCGCTGTCGCGCCGCATCAAATTGCTGGAAGCAACTTTGAGAGACACGCAGTGCCCGCGCCCCGCGAATGGACAGCCTTGGGACCAGTGTGCCGGGGAGTGCATCGAAGCTGGCTTATGCGGCTGCCACGTCGGCCATGCGCTTGAGCAATCGAATATGGAGGATTTGAACCGATGACTGTTTTAAAAACTCCATGGGACGGGCACTGGATGTATGGCGATTACATCGGCTTCCTTCACCACGCACTTGGCCAGAAATTCTACGTAGACGCCTATCGGAAGGCTAGCGGGAACAATTGGACGCCTGCCACGTCTGCGGCTGAAAAGTTGGCCGACCATGCCACCGGTGCCGATCTGGCATTTCTTCAAGGTTTCTCTGACTGGATCGCAACAAACATTTTCGGAACGCCGGATGATGTCTTCGGAAATCATCCATTTGCAAACGGGGAGACAGTGCATTGAACGAGCCCGTAAACAAAGACGCCACCTGGTACGGCGTTCGCATCATTCCCGGAAGTTGCATGGAGATTGAGGCATGAGGAAAAACAAAAATGAGAAGAAGTCACGGCGCTTTTTCGACGCTCCTTCTATCGGCCATGCAAAGGCGCGCATCCAGTTGGTGGAGATCGATAACCCTCACTACAGCCGAACTCATGCCGGTTTACCAGGCAACCCAAAGACGATATCGGCGGCAATGAACTTACGGGAAAGTCCGGTGGCTCTTATGGCGGCAAAAGGTCATCTCGGAGCGCACCACGTCAAAGCCGCAGAAAAATTCCGGCGCCTATGGGAGATACTTGGCGGCGCTGGCGCCGGATCATTCGACTACACCCGAGAGCCGGTAAACGGTGGCTGTGCGCGCGAGAGCATCACGGATTCACAGGTGGAAGCTGGGCAAGTGCTGAGGGTATGTCAATCTGTAATAGGAAAACGCGCTTTTTCTATAGTTGAAAAGGTTGCCGGAGAAGGTCGAACGATCGCTGAAATCAGCCTGACAAAGCGTGAAAAGACCACAAATGCTGACTATCTACGCGATGCTCTTGAAGATTTAGCAAAACATTGGGGTCTTATGACAAGGTCGAGAAAGGTATGAGCTTTGGTATTGCCAAGGTAGAAGTAGCTTGGTATTAAAAGGGTAGATGGCGATTTGCGCCGTGCAGCCGCCAAATCAGTTTCAGGAAGCGGCCAGCCAACTCGGGCATGGGCGGGCACGATAAAGAGAAATGCCAATCTCTGCCGCTCCTGATCTAATTCGCATGATGACGCGGTAATTAGCCAAGGCCGTCCTCCCCGCAAGGGTGTAGAGTAATCCGAGTGTTTGGCGCTCGGCATGCGAAGAAACCGGGGTTGGCAAGTGAGCCATGGCCTGACGATACCGGGTAGACGTGACGGGCTCATAATCCGCTCGTTCCGGTTAGGGTCTGACAGCCGGAGTGCATCCCGGCCCCCGTCCAATTCGCCCGCAAGGGCCGTGGTGTGTGCTACACCACGCTGAAGGCGGCGATCCTAACGTCGCCGGATGAATTCGCCCGATGGGCAACGAAGCGTGGGTTCCAACACGCCCCTCAGACCATTGGAACATCTGGCCCGGCACTAACGCCTGATGAAGCGAAAGCAGAAACGGTAAACCCGTCGCGTGGAGTCTCCCCAGCCGGGGAATAACTGGAGACCTAGGAGGGGCGCCAATTCGCCCAACAGGGCAACGGAATGCGAGGCGGCGCTGTAAAGCGAAAAGTCCGCCCCGGGCCAATACCCCGGTTGCACCCCTCGCAGCAAATCAGGAATCTCTAAAAGGCCAAGCGCGAAAATGCGCCGCTGAGTAAGGGAGGTATGGTCCGGATAATCCCCGGCATTCCTGACCAGAAGCACCGGGAGCGATATACCCGGAGAGACGTGGAAGCCGTCTCGCCTATCCGTAAGCCTTTAGGCAGGCATGTATCACCAGCCCCGCCCGTAACAAGGTGGGGCTGCAATCGTTTCAGGGGATGAGAGATGTTCAAGGGCTTGAAGCTTTTCAGCAAGACGAGCGACAAGAAGACATTCAACGTCGCCTCGTTCCACTCGCCTCACAGCCTCACTTGGTCGTGGATACTTAGCTTCCGTCGCCATGAGGTGATACGGCCAAAGTTCTATGCCCGCCGCAGCAAGGATGGCATCGGCGCAGGATTTGGCACTCTCATTTCCGCATATGCCTATCGAACCAACAACGGACTGACTTGGGACGTGTGCTTGTTCTGGCATGGTCTGCATTTCACTCGTCAATCTCCGATGTGGTATCGCGACATGTTTTGGCGCGCCGATGATGAGCGTGAGACGCTGAATCGGCGTGTTCGCCAGCTTGAGCGACAGGTCGAGGCGATGCCCTCGGCTGCTCGCAACCCCTCAGAAACTGGCGTTCATCTCCACTAACCCCATTCACCCGCCCACATGGAGAGAGCAATGCCTTGGTTCCGCAAGAAGCCTGTCGAGATAGAGGCATGGTGCAATACAGAAGATAAGCCTCATCGAAGCGAGATGCCCGGTTGGCTTTCTGAGGCGCTGGCGAACGGCACAGTATTTTGGTCTGGTGGATACCACGGCTACTTTTCGATCAAGACGCTCGAAGGTGAGATGCGTGCCGACTATGGTGACTGGATTATCAAGGGTGTCCAAGGTGAGCTATACCCGTGCAAGCCCGCCATATTCGGTGCCACCTATGAACCTGCCTGAAAGCCCGGCTGATTGGTGCCAACTTATTTCTGAGACGGTAGGCCTTCACCAAGGTACTTATCGATGCGGAGCCGCTTCAGATGTGTTGGCAAAGGTTCTGTCTTTACAGGGCTTCTCTGCTGCCATCGTTCGTGGAGAAGCTAATGGCATTGGTCATGTGTGGGTTGAAGTCGACGGCATCGTTTATGACCCGACGGTTGGGCAATTTAGCGGTGATGTCGCATATTCCGCGTTCCCCACCCCATGACCACCACCGAGCAAGAGCGGGAGAGGGAATATCGGTTGCGTTAGCGATTTGAACCAGCTTAATTCAGGAACTGCCGAAACATAGGATTAAGGTGAGGTTTAGATGAAAAAAATATTTGGGCCGTTTTTCTTTGCGTTTTTTGTGTTTCTCACTTTAGCGGCGTACGCTGAAGAAATACCAAAAGAAATACCTCTTCCATTTACACCGACTAAAATCATGCCTTGCGAGAATTGCTTCGATGTCGGCGGTTTCAAGACGAGGACACGCTGCAGTGAACTTGAAAAGCCCGCAGGCACTTGGGAAGAAAAGAAAATAGTCGAGCAAGTGAATTTCGTCACTCGACAGTATCTTGTCAGGCAGACAGAACCTTTCTTGGGCACAGTTATTTTTCGTCACAAGGATGAAGAAGCCAGTTACGACGTCAATATTACTTGTTCGTTTCCTTTGGTAGCCGAGGCCGCAGTTTCCATATCGAGGAGCACTAAGTATTGGGATGCGCGGAAAGCACCTTCGTTGTCGAGTGCGCTTGACGCTATCCATGCAAAGTACGGGAAACCTAACAATGAAGAGCTGAAGACTGGCGTCGCTAACATCGTTTATGTTCTCGGACCAAATTTTGAGAAAACGTCTCAAAAAGCAGTTTTTTACCAGCGTCCTATCTTGGATAATCGCGATGTTTACGCGGAAGAAATTTACGATATCTATCGATCTGGAGTCGGTATGTCGTTGACTTTCAACTTATACAACTGCCGGCAAGAGCCCGATCGCGTGTGCAGCATTTCGAGCTATTTGAACGACTATCGCACCTATTTGGTGGGCCGCAAAAGGTTTCAAGAAGAGATCGAAAAGTGGAAGCCACGGTTTGATAATTTTGTCGATTCACAAAGATATGGCAATCAGACTAAAGCGCCAAAGCTTTGAGCTGTTTTCGGAATCCGTATGCCCTTAGTCGGTGCAGAGCTACTCAGCGACCTCAGTAACGCGCAGAGGGTCGGGGTAAAAGGAGCTCAATTAGGTCGCCTTCGGATGCAGGAGTTGTCCAATACCGGACTGCTTCTATGGGCATGTAGTTGATGTAGCTATTTCCTCCTATTTTAGGGGTCGATATGAGCGAGAATGGCTAAGCTAACCACCCTCAAACCCCAGATCGCCACCATCAAGCCACTGATAGGCAGAGCAACAGGGGATGAGAAGGCAAGGCACCGTGAGCGCGATACCTCGCAGCAATGGCGCCAATGGTACAAGACCAGCAGATGGCAGAAGCTCAGATGGTCGATCTTGGTAAGGGATAACTTCACATGCCGGCGATGCGGCAGGGTCGATGTCTCCAAGAACGGTCTGCACTGCGACCATACAGAGAGACATGGTGGAGATGAGGCTAGGTTCTGGTCTGGTCCCTTCCAGACGCTGTGCGCGCACTGTCATAACAGCGACAAGCAACGCGAAGAGCGACGCGCATAGGTCTAGCCCTAAAGCAAATACCGGGGGGGTAGGCAAAACCTTGAAAAGGCATGTCTTTCTAGACCCGCGCCCCCCTCATGTGGAGATTAAATCCTCCTGTTTGATTTCAGGCGGTGAAAATCAAAGGAATCAATAATGCCAAGAGGCGGTTACAGACCTGGAGCTGGACGGCCGAAGACGGCGAAGGTCCAGACGAAGGTGGAAGTCAGGCGCGAGGCTAACAAGGCCAAGATGACGCCTCTGGAATACATGCTTTCGGTGATGAATGACGTGGAAGCGGAAGACGGGCGCCGTGACAGAATGGCAGTTGCAGCCGCGCCTTTTGTCCACGCCAGAGCGGACGAAGGGAAGCTTGGCAAAAAGGCAGAACGTCTTGGCCGCGCTGAGCAAGCGTCATCGGCTGGCAAGTTCGCCGTGCGCAATGCCCCAAAGTTAGTGGTCGACAATAAATGAAGTCTTGGACAACGGCCTTGCCGGACTGGGAAAGCCGGATTGTTGAGGGCGGATCGCTTATCCCGTGTGAACCTCTGTTCCCGGACGAGGCCAAGGACGCGCTAGACGTATTCAAAGCATTGCGGATTGTTGATGCCCCTGGCAGACCGACTTTCGGTGAGGCCGGCGACCAGTGGATATTCGATTTCGTCGCGGCGATCTTTGGTGCTTATGACGCGGAAAGCGGAAACAGGCTGATCAACCAATTCTTCCTCTGCGTATCGAAGAAGAACGGCAAGTCAACGATCGCCGCCGGAATCATGCTCACAGCCCTCATTTTGAACTGGAGACAGTCGAACGAGTTGATCATTGTCGCGCCAACGATCAAAGCTGCTAACAACAGCTTCAAGCCGGCGGCCGACATGATCCGTGCCGACCCAGAACTTGACGCCTCTGCTGAGGGGTTTTTGCACGTCACTGACCACCAGAGGACGATCAAGCATCTAAAGACCGGGGCGACTCTGCAAATTCTTGCTGCTGACACCGGAACGGTAGCTGGAAACAAAGCGGCATTTGTCCTGGTAGATGAGCTTTGGGAGTTTGGCAGCAAGCCGAAGGCAGACGCCATGATGCGGGAAGCGGCGGGCGGTTTGGTTGCCCGTCCTGAGGGCTTCCTCATCTCGATCACGACGCAATCGGACGCGCCGCCAGCCGGAGTGTTCAAGGACAAGCTGGATTACGCCCGCAATGTTCGGGACGGAAAGATCAACGACCCGAAGTTCCTGCCGTTGATCTACGAGTTCCCGCAGTCGATGATCGACAGCGAGGCATATCTGCATCCGGAAAACTTCTACATCACCAATCCTTACCTTGGGTACACCGACTGGGGCAGGGAGTGGATAGCCGACGAGCTCGTAAAGGAGCGTGAAAAAGGGCCGGAGACGCGCAACGTCTTCCTTGCCAAGCACCTGAACGTCGAGATCGGCATGAACCTCCGGTCTAACCGCTGGGCTGGTGCGGACTTCTGGGCCGCCAAGGCCGATGACACCATCGATCTGGAGAGCATTCTGGATCGTTCAGAGGTTGTCGTGGTCGGGATCGACGGTGGCGGCCTCGATGACCTTTTCGGGCTGACTGTGCTGGGACGCGAAAAAGGCTCCCGTGATTGGCTGTCATGGTCGCATGCGTGGTGCCACAAGGGCGTCTTGGAGCGGCGCAAGTCGATCGCCTCGAAGCTCAATGACTTCAAGCGCGACGGACTGCTGACAATCGTTGATGACGAGCTGAAGGATATCTCCGAAATCGTGGAGATCATCTCCGACATCAAGGCCCGCGGGCTGCTGGCATCGGTCGCTGTTGACCCGGCCGGCCTTGGCGAGATGATCGAAGCTTTGGCTGAGATCGACGTCACGCAAGAGGCTGGAAATCTCGTCGGCGCGCCTCAGGGCTACGCGATGATGAACGCGATCAAGACGGCCGAGCGCAAGCTTGCCAATGGCACCTTGAAGCACGCGCCATCCGCTCTGATGGACTGGTGTGTTTCGAACCTGAAGATCGAGCCCACGGCTACGGCCATTCGGGCGACGAAACAGAATGCGGGCGATGCAAAGATTGACCCTGTCATGTCGCTTTTTGACGCCGTGACGGTCATGAGCAGAAACCCAGAAGCACCGGGGGCCGGAATGGACGATTATTTCAAGAGCCTGGCAGGTGCAGCGTGAACGCAATCCAGAAGATCAAGAGCGCGATTGTTCGGCGCCTGACCGTTCGGGAGCCGGACGGCTGGTATCCTGACGCGATGCGCGGCGATGCGGGCGAACTGGTGACGGACAGAACCGCGCTGTCTCTGTCGGCTGTCTGGGCCTGCGTCAACTTGCTTGCCGGCACCATCGCCAGCCTGCCATTGATGGTCTATCGCACCGATGCGCAGGGAAAGCGCACAGTGGCGCGCGACCATCGGCTCTATCGTGTGCTTCACGACAGCCCGAACTATGACCAGACGGCGGTCGACTTCTGGGAGTTCGTCAGTGCCTCGCTCGAACTGTGGGGCAACGCCTATGCCCGCATCGAGCGCAGCGGCGGCCAAGTCTCTGGCCTTCATCCCGTCGCGCCGAACCTTGTTTCGGTTCGCAGGCTGAGCAATGGATCGATCGAATACCGCTGGACCGAGGATGGCAAGTCCTATGTCGAGACAGACGGTGCCATGATGCATATCCGCGGCTTCGGCGGCAACCCGCTTGGCGGCATGTCGACGCTGCATTTCGGCCGGAACACCTTCAGCCTGGCGCGGGCGGTTGATCGCTCGGCTGGCAGTACGTTCAAAAATGGTCTGCGCCCATCTGGCGTGCTGACTTTCGCAGCATGGCTGTCGCCAGAGCAGCGAGAGATCGCGAAAACCAATCTCGTTGAGAACTATCTCGGCGCGATGAACTCCGGTCGACCACTCATTCTCGAAGGCGACACGAAGTGGCAGCAGCTCACGATAACGCCTGAAGACGCGCAGATGCTGGAATCTCGCAGTTTCTCAGTAGAGGAAATCTGCCGGTTCTTTGGCGTGCCTCCTCACATGGTTGGCCGGACTGAGAAGTCCACCAGTTGGGGAACGGGCCTTGAGCAGCAAACCCTGGCGTTCCAGAAGTTCACACTTCGCCGCCGGCTGAAGCGCATCGAGCAGGCGCTGGAGAAGCAACTGCTCAAGCCGGAAGACCGAGCCAGCGGTATCACGATTGAGTTCAACCTTGAAGGCCTCCTGCGCGGCGATAGCGCGGCAAGGGCGAGCTTCTATCAGTCTGGCCTCACCAACGGCTGGATGACGATCAACGAAGTCAGAGCGCTCGAAAACATGCCTGCCGTCGATGGCGGCGATGTCCCGCGTATGCAGATGCAGAACGTTCCGATCACTCAGGCCGGAACGCAGACCCAACTGCCCCCTCCCAACGAGGAATGAACGACATGAAAACGAAGGATTTCGCCCTGCAGGTCAAAGACCTGTCGGAAGACGGCACCTTTGAAGGCTACGGTTCCATCTTTGGGAACATCGACAGCTACGGCGAAAAGGTGATGCCCGGCGCTTTCGTTGAGAGCCTGGCCAAGCACAAGCGTGAAGGCTCCAACGTCCTGATGCTCTGGAACCATGATGCCCACCAGCCGATCGGGGTCTGGGAGGATTTGGCCGAGGACGCAAAGGGCCTGTGGGGCAAGGGCCGGTTCCTGCTTGATATCCAGCGGGCGCGCGAGGTCCACACGCTTGCCAAAAACAAGGCCATCGGCGGTCTGTCCATCGGCTATCGTGAGGAAGATACCGACCAAGACGGCGCCGTTCGGCTCCTGAAAAAGCTCAATCTTTACGAAATCTCTCCGGTGACATTCCCGGCCAACCGCCGCGCCCGGATCGAGAGCGTCAAATCAGAACGCATGGATGAGTTCGCCCGCCGACTGCGCGACGGCGATCCCATGCCGATCAAGGATTTCGAGGACATCCTGCGCGAGGCAGGGGTTCCGAAAAGCATGGCTGTTGCGATCGCCTCGCACGGCTATGCCAAGGCCATTCGGAGCGATTCCGAGGGCGATAAGGCGAATGACACGGCTGCGTTCCTGAAAGCTCTGCGGGCCAGCTAATCCCCAACATCGCTCTTAGGAGAAAACCATGAGCAACGAAAACAAGTCGGTGGCCGATCTCGCCGCCGAGATCAAGGCTGAGCAGCGCCAGGCGGTTGACGCTGTCAAGGCGATTGCCGAGGAAGCCCTTGGCAAGGCGAAGTCCGGCGAAGAACTGACGGCTTCTCTCAAGGAAAAGGCCGACGAAGCCCTTCTGAAGATGAACGGCCTGACCGAGCAGATGGCCGAGCTGGAACAGAAGATGGCCCGCGGCGGCAAGGGCGGTGACGATCCCGCCAAAACTCTCGGTGAGCAGTTCGTTGAATCGGAAGGCTTCAAGTCGTTCCAGGACAGCAAGTTCTCCAAGAGCGCACGCGGCGCTGACCTGAAGGTGAAGGCAACGCTGACGTCGGCGACGACTGATGCTGCCGGCTCCGTTGGTGACGCAATCGCCAATACTCGCCTGCCTGGCATCCTTCCGCTGCCCCAGCGCCGTTTCACCGTTCGCGACCTGCTTTCGCAGGGCCGAATGGACGGCAACACGCTGGAATACGTGAAGGAAACCGGCTTCACCAACAACGCGGCTGGTGTCGCCGAAGGCGCTCTGAAGCCTTCGTCCGATCTCAAGCTCGATCTGGTGACGACGTCGGCAAAGGTAATCGCCCACTGGATGAAGGCATCCAAGCAGGTTCTGGACGATATCTCGCAGCTCCGCTCGATGATCGACCAGCGCCTCCTCTACGGCCTCGCCTATGTGGAAGAAAACCAGCTGCTCAACGGCGATGGAACCGGCCAGAACCTGAACGGTATCATCCCGCAGGCAACCGCCTACTCGGCGCCGATCACTCTGGCTTCTCCGACCAGCATCGACATGATCCGTCTGATGATGCTCCAGGCGGCGCTGGCCGAGTATCCGTCCACCGGTATCGTGATGCACCCGAGCGATTGGGCGTGGATCGAGACGCTGAAGGACACCACCGGCCGCTACATCATCGGCAATCCGCAGGGCACCATCAGCCCGACGCTGTGGGGCCTGCCGGTCGTGGCAACCCAGGCGATGACGGTCGACAAGGTTCTCGTCGGTGCGTTCAAGCTCGGCGCCCAGGTGTTCGACCGCTGGGATGCCCGGATCGAGGCGGCCTACGTCGATGACGACTTCATTCGCAACCTGATCACGATCCTTGCGGAAGAGCGTCTCGCTCTGGCGGTCTATCGTCCTGAAGCCTTCATCTACGGCGATTTCGGTCGCGTGACCTGATCGGCTTCGGCTCATCAAGGAGGGCAGCTTCGGTTGCCCTCTCTATGAACCGAAGGAGAGCCATCATGAAAACCTATGAAGTCCTTCGCCAGCACTTCGGCGACAAGATGTACATGCCGGGAGACACCCGCGAAGCCGCGCAGGGCGAAGTTCAGCACCTGATCAACAACGGCGTGCTGCGCGAGACGAAAGCTAAGGCTGATCCCGCGCCGTCGAACAAGGCCGAGAAGGCCGCCCCGAAAAACAAGAGCGCTTGATCCATGCACCGTCCCGTCCGCGTTACCGCGCCAGAAGCGCTGCCAATCTCTCTCGAAGAGGTGAAAAAGGCCCTGCGCGTCGACAGCGCGGATGATGACGAGATGCTGACAAGCCTCATCCAGTCCGCGGTCGACCATTACGAAGGCTGGACTGGCGTGCTCGGCATCTGCCTTGTCGAGCAAACCTGGCGCCAGGCATTTGATAGGTTCGAGCAGTGCCTGCGACTTCCGCTCGGCCCGGTGATCGCAGTGGACGGCGTCAAGACACGCGACAGCGCCGGGACCGAGACGCAGATCCCGTCGACAGACTATGCCGTCGAGACGGATGCCGCCGGCCGATCATATGTTCGGTTCGTGGATGGCTTCACCATGCCGAGCGATACTGCGCTTCGTTCCGCAATCTCGGTCGAGTACCGCGCTGGCTGGCCTATCGTAGACGACAAGCCGACCGTCCCGGCCGACATACTCACCGCTATCATCGCCCGCGTCCAGATCGGATATGAGCAGACTGCGACCGATGCCGGCCAGACAATCGCCAACATGGAACGCGCCCTTATTGCCAAGTTGTCAATCGGCGTCGTAACGGGACCCCTTATCGGCTCCCAAAAGGGACCCCTGCCTCTAGTTGCATCGGGTCAGCGCGCGTAGGCCCGGGGCTCTCCATTTAGCGCAAGGGCCTGCGGGCGCGGGTTGTTTGTCTTTTCGGCTTTAGCTTTGAGAGCGGTTTTTAAAGCGCCAGGATTCGTTCCCGGTTTCCACGATCTCGCAATGGTGGGTGAGCCTGTCGAGCAGAGCGGCGGTCATCTTGGCGTCGCCGAATACGGCCGGCCACTCGCCGAAGGCCAGGTTCGTCGTGACGATGATGGACGTCCGCTCGTAGAGCCTGCTGATGAGGTGGAAGAGGAGCTGGCCGCCCGCCTGGGCAAATGGGAGATAGCCCAGTTCGTCCATGATGACGAAGTCGAGCCTGGTGATGAAGTCGGCCAGCCGTCCCTGTTTGCCGCTACGTGCCTCCGTCTCGAGCCGATTGACGAGGTCGACGACGTTGAAGAAGCGGCCGCGTGCGCCATTGCGGATCAGAGCACGAGCAAGGGCGATGGACAGGTGAGACTTTCCCGTGCCGGTTCCGCCGACCAGAACGATATTGTGCTGCTCGGCGAGGAAGGCCCCGGTTGCGAGTTGGCGCACCAGGCCTTCGTTGACCGGCGTGTCGGTGAAGTCGAAGTCGTCGATGTCCTTGGCCAGCGGCAGCTTGGCGACGGTGATCTGGTATTTGATGGAGCGCGCTTGCTTCTCGGCGATCTCCGACTGAAGCAGGTCACCGACGATGCGCGGCGGTTCGTGCTGTCGCTTGATGCCGGAGGCCATGATCTCGTCATAGGCGCTACGCATGCCGAACAGCTTCAGCGTGCCCATCATGTCGAGGATTTGGGATCGTTCCATATCAGCTTGCCCTCCTCAGGCTGTCGTAACGGGCGCAGTCGGCCAGAGGCTCATGGGTCAGGCGAAGCGCATCGGGGATGGAAAGGATGGCGGCCGGCTGCGGATCACGCTTGCGGGCCAGAATGTTGATGATGACGGCGGCCGAGAACACGCCCTGATCGATCGCCTCCTGGCAGGCCGCTTCGACGGCGGGGAGCCCGTCCAGGCCCACGCATTCGAGGATCGACACCATCTGCCGGTCGCCGTCATGCATTGCCTTCAGCCGGCGGCGCACCTTCTCCATGGCGGCGGGCAAAACCCAGTCGTGGAACGGCGCACCGTTGCGCAGTGCTCCCGGTTTGCGGGTCAGGACCGGCACGTAATGCCAGGGATTATAGATCGTCTCGCCACGGCCGAAGCAGCGATCGTGTTGGCCGATTTCCACGCCATCCTGCCGGATGACGATGCGATCTGCATAGGCATGTATCTCGGCAGGGCGGCCGACTGCCGTAGACAGTACCGAGTATTTGTTGTTGTCGAAACGCACGAGGCAGGTCTTGCCGATCGAGGCCTGCACAGCGTGGAAGCCGTCGAATTTGCCGGGATAGCCGACCAGGTGCGGCCGCTCCGCATCGAACACCTCCCAGATCGTGCGCTCCGTCTGATCGACGTGCTTATGAGCGCGGGCGTAACTGATGCACTTGTCCAGCAACCAGCCATTCAGTTCATCGTAGGATTTGAAGCGCAGTCGCGGCGTGAAGAAGCGTTCGCGCACCAGATTGACCTGGTTCTCGACCTGGCCTTTCTCCCACCCCGACGCCGGCGTGCAGGCCACCGGTTCGATCAGGTAATGGCTGCACATCTGTAGGAAGCGGCGATTGTATTGCCGTTCCTTGCCGACGAAGACCGTCTCCACCGCGGTCTTCATATTATCATAGATGCCGCGCGTGCAGGCCCCGCCGAAGAAAGCGAACGCCCTGTCATGGGCGTCGAAGACCATCTCTTGCGTCTCGCGCGGATAGGCTCTCACATACATCATCCGGCTGTGGCAGAGCCGGATATGCGCAACCTTCACCGTCGTCGTCACGCCGTTCAGCACGACAATCTCGTGGCTCCAGTCGAACTGGTAGGCCTCGCCCGGCGCGTAATAGAGCGGCACATAGGCTTGCGCCGTCACGGACCCGCGCTCCTTCGCCCATGTTCGGGCGTAACGCCGGACTGTGTCGTAACCGCCCTCGTAGCCGAGGTCGCGCAAGTCCTCGAATATCCGGATCAGTGTCAGCCGTTCGCGAGAAGATTTGGCCTCATTGGCGAGGAGCATTCCATCGAGCTGACCGCGCCAGGGGCCGAGCTTCGGCTGAGGTTGACGGGTCCGTTCGTATTTGAACTCCGTCTCATCGGTGCGCAAAACCTTCCGCACCACTTTCCGCGATATGCCCAACTCCCGGCAGATCGCCTTGATCGACTTGCCCTGAACATGGGCTAGCCGCCGTATCTTCAGAATTGTTTCCACAATAAGCATCCGAACAAAAAGCCTCCGATGAAACCGGAGGCTGTTGTAACCCCATTGCAAATGGGGGTCCCGTTTGGACGCCGATCACCCCATGTGCGGGGTCCTTATTCCATGCCTAATCACACTGCAGGGCGCCTTCGTGCAGAAGCCGGCCGTGCCGAAGCCCGAGGACGGTTCCTATAACCTCAAGCAGAACGTACCGCCGCTGTCGATCGTCATGGGGCGCGTGAAGAAGGGCGGCGACTACACGTTCCTCGAGGAGGCAAATGGTACGGCTTACCACATCACCTGTCTTGCCGGACATCGCATCAACGGCGTGCTGCGGCACTACCTGCATGATGAGCCAGTCACTCTCAGTGCCGGGAATAATGGCTGGGTGACGGCGCCTGAGCATTTTGCCAAGCCCTATCGCGGCTCCGGTAACTGGGTGCTGATCCAGTGGCATGCCGGTCTTGATGCGGAAACGGCCTATTCCGATGTTGTCTCTGCCTTCCCCGGCGTGTGGACGAACGATCATCGCGGCGACGGCCTTGCCACCATCCGCATGTCCTGCTCGACGGTCACGCAAGAGGATTATCTTGAGATTTACCCCAACCAGATGCCGGAGCATTCCTGCGTTCTGGAAGGTGCGCTTCTCTATGATCCACGGCTGGACTCCACCGTTCCCGGCGGCTCGGGCGGGCAGCGGACCAGCAACCACAACAGCTGGTCATTCTCGACCAATCTGGCGCTGATGCGTCTGCGCCATCTGTGCAGCCCGTGGGGCGGCAAGATGAGCTATGACCGCATGTACATGCCGGACTGGATCAACGCCGCGAATGTCTGCGACCAGATCGTGGTCAATCGCATCGGTGGTGTCGAGCTTCGCTATCACGGCGGCATGTGGTTCCGCACGAACAACGATCAGATCGAGGTCGGTCGTTACCTCGATGAGGCTGGCGAGCTGGTGGTTTATGAGCGCGCCGATGGAAAGATTGGCGTTCATGCAGGCCAGTTCGTAGAGCCGGATATCACGCTCGACCAGGACCATATCTTTGCGATCCGCGTCGACAAGAACAAGCGGCTTTCTTCGACGGTTCTCGCGGTGCGTGGCCGATATGTGAACACCGACAATCATTTTGTGACGGAAGACGCTGCGATCTACGGCGACCCTTACGGCGAGTTCGATGAAACCGAGCGCACCAAGACTTTCGACAACCCGGCCATCCAGTCGCACAACCACTGCCAGCGCAAGCAGAAGCTGACCTTCATCCGCGCCAATGCCCGCAAGGTCTCGATAACGGCGAACTATAGCGATGCAAAGAACTGCGCGTACCGTCGGTTCATTCGCGTGCATTATCCCAGCCGCGGACTTGTGAATGCGATCATAGAGATCACGTCGACGGTGACACTCGATCTCCGCAATATGCGGGTTTCGTTCTCCGGTATCGTTGTTTCGTCCGACCTCTACGCCTTTGACGCTGCGACGGAGGAGGGTTCTCCGGGCAACACGGTCACTCCAGTTGCCCCCGGTGGCGTCCCCATGCCCTCGGGCTTCGTTGCATCCGTGCAGACTGAGGTGGTTTCCGGCGGTGCGTCTGCGGCTCTCATTGTCGGCGAATGGTCGTTTCAGGCGCTCATTCTCAATTACGAGATGGAGTATGAACCGGTTGATGGTTCTGCAGCCGCGCAGTCGGTCTATTCAAAGGCTGGCGATACGGAGGTCAGAACCCCGTATCTTGTGGACGGCAAACAGTATCGGGTGCGGCTGCGGACCTGGGGCGGTGGCACCAAATCGGAGTGGACGGACTACCAGCTGCTGACGGCGGTTGCTGATCCCACGCCTCCTGGTCCTGTGACGGACGTCACGGCTACCGAAGGCACAGGGCAAGCGCTTTTCCAGTGGACGGCTCCTAACAGCAGCAACTACTTCGCCTGCCGGATCTATCTCAACACGTCGAACAGCTTCTCTGGAGCTTCACTCGTAGCAACTGAGTACGGGCCGCCGAGCGCGATCGACCAGCGAGCGATCCTTGGCCTGGACGAAGACGATTACTACGCCTGGCTCGTCGCCATCAATTCATCAGGGCGGCCCGCCACACCGGTTCCGACCGGCATATTCACCGTCTCCTGACGGCCCAGCAACAAACAGATCAAATTCGGCGCCTGCATTTGCGGGCTGCTTTCGCATGGAGAAGAAAGATGGCTGCACCTCGCGGTTCTGAAGTCTGGAGAGATTACGTCACTGACGGTATTCCATCCTCCGGCGCCAATAAGCCTCAAAAGGCCGATATCCGCTCGTGGTCAAGCTGGCTTGAAAGCATGGTCACGTCTGGCGTTCTTTCGTCCGGCCCGTGGTTTGCCACGAGAGCAGCCATGACGCTGGGATACGCTGCCAATACCGTCGCCATCGTTTACAACGATCCCACGGCGGCGAATAACGGCCTCTACATCAAGTCTGGTGCCTCCGGATCAGGATCGTGGACGCAACTGACATCGTTCCTTCCTGGCTATCAGTTTGTGACAGCCTCCCCGACCGGAGCAAGCACGGCCAACGCCATCGTGGCGTCTACATCTCCGCGTCTGCCAGCCGGAGACGGCGTTGCTCTCGTCACTCTTGCCATCCCCGCAACGAACACGGCTTCTCCGGTCACTGTTCGGTTCGACGGCGGTGCTGTGTTGACCATTAAGACTCGGACCGGGGAAGATCCGGACGCTGGAGAGCTCCAGCAGAATGACGTTGTGGCTGGATTTGTGTCTGGCGCGACGTTCCGCCTGATTTCTGACCTGAACTCACTCCGCAATTTTCAGTCAGCCAAGGCGTGGGCGAACAACGCCGAGGACGTGCCGGTTCCGGCAAGCCTCGGCGGCGATGGCGTTACCACATTTTCTGCAAAGCACTGGGCGGCAAAGAGTGAAGAGGATGCCGACCGGTCAGACTTGGAGGCTGATCGGTCGGAAGTGGCTCGCGCCGGCTCCGAGTCTGCTCGCGACCAGGCTGCCGGCTACGTCAACGATATCGTGTCGGAAAAGGAAGTGCCGATTACGGCCACCCGTAACGGGATGGAGGCTCTGGAATTCCCGGCTGGGATGAACTCTCTGGAAACCCGTGGTTATGCCGTAATGGGTGTTGGTCGGGCAACTTATGTCCGTGTCAATGCCGAGCCATCTCATGGGCTTAAGGTTCGGTCCGCAGACCGCTTTTTGCCGAATGGCTCGGTAGACCCGGTTAATGGGGGCTGGTGGGAGGTTGCCGAGAACTTGCTTACTCCTCAGATGTGCGGGGCTAAGGGTGATGGCGTCACCGATGATACCGCCGCCTTACAAAGATGGCTCGACGCTGGGGGTGGCACGGGAGTAGGAAATTTTCTTCTCACAGGCCCCATCTCTCGAAAAGTGAACGCTGGGCGAGCCCCTTCCATGATCGGCCAGGGCGCCGATAAGTCGGTATACATCTTCGGCACGGCAACCGCATCCATAACTATCGCAGGCGACAACCTACGCATCACTGACAACTGGTTCTTGCCAGCGGTGCCCGGTGTTGATGAGGGGCTCATCCTCGGGGACAAGACTAAGGCCTTTCACTCGAACAGGTTCTGCATCAGGGGCAACCAGTTCGGCCCAATGCGCAGCAGCGACAACTATTTCAAGCGAGCGATTTCGACGTATCGTCTCTGGTATTCGGGGATCACCGGCAACTCGTTGCGCGCCAAGGATCAGCAAGTCGGGGCTAACTTCATCTACGCAGACGCATCTGTGAATAATGATGTAAGCGGAAATGCCATGGAGTTCGGAGGCACCTTCTTGGAGTGGGCCGGCAATGGCTCCCCGAACTACAACGAAGGCTGGATGGTCATCGGCAATAAAGCGGCCGGTATCACGGACTTCTTCAAGAGCAATGCCGGCTTGTTGGCAACTATCACAGGTAACGTGATCGACATCGTTCATGAAGATGCGATCACAGCTTATGGTAGCCGTCACATAATCACGGGTAACTGGTTTGGCCTGTCGGCTGCGAACAAGAACGCAGTTAATATCTATGCTGGCGTTGACACGATTGTTGCTGACAACATCTTCATCCTCCCTCCGGGGGGCGACGGTGTTCGCTTGTATGCCGTTAGTGGCGTCGGGGCGGATCGCGTCAGCATCCAGGGTAACAAGTTTGTCGGCGGCGCTCGCGGGGTTGTAAGCGTCAACCCGGTTTCTCATCCATTCATCACGGATAACGTTTTTCTCGGGCAGACTGTTGCCAAGCTGGACATCGCGAACACGGTGAACTCCCGTATTCGCGACAACATCTATATCGGTTCTTCGCCATCGAACATGCCATCCGCTACAAGCGGAACTGTTATTAGGGGCGAGGTCGCGACTGACGTTGTAGTCCAGCTCAACGGTGGAACTACTCAAAGCTTCGCTGTGGGCATCACGTCGGGCGTCTTCTCAACAAAGCCGCGCGTCGTTTCTTGCTCTTGTACCTCAGGTGTGTCTGTAGATGTGTTCTACGACTACGAAACATCGACACCGACATCATTGGCATTCATCGTTCTGCCGCGAACCGGAACGAACGTGCCTTCGGGCCCGGCCCGAATCTCTGTGCATGCGATCGAGAACTGATGCCCAGTTAACTGATCGGGTTTTCCCTCTGAGCATCACGGGCACCGATCTTCTCGGCGTAGACAGACAGCAAATCTTACGGCGCGAGTTCAGTTTGAAATAGCGAATAGAGGCGTCGGAAATTCGCAGATCATCACAAATAACTTCGGAGCAACGCCATTTGCGTTTACGACCGGCGCTGTTGACACCTTCGTTGCTAATGATCTAACGCTGCGCTGCCAACTGGCCAATGCAGGCGATACGATGACCATTGAGAGCTATTTGGTTGAGGTTCTGCCCGGGGCGTGAGTGGACCCGGCCTTACCAGCGTAGTACGAGGTCAGAGCTTCGTGCATTTCGTTGAGGCGATCTTTCGCTTTGCCGAAATGCACGAAGAAGTTTGACCGATCCATCTCAAGAAAATACTCCCGAACGGATTTAGCGAGTTCATCGGCCTCAGGGTTTGCTGTCGTCTCGACTTTGGGCGGCTCGCCTAGAGCTTCCTCATCGGTCAAGTTGTACCGCTCAATGTAATCATCGCAAAGGCTAAGAAGGGTTTCGTGGTCAGGCGCTATGGGGTTATTCATCAGCGTGCTTCCAGTTGTTCGGTTACAATGTTCACGGCGGCCTTCTATAGCCATCTCGTTCGTCGCGCAGGGTAAGTTAAGGATAGATCTCTTCGAGATCAGAAACAAGCTCTGCCTTGTTTTAGCATCGTCTCCCTATCGCCCTTATTGACTCTACTAGAACGTGCTATTAACCGTTTTCAGGTCATGTCCTGGTACTAATAATTCAGGTCAAGTTTTAGTACACTCTGGCCGGTCGGCAAAGCGTCCTGATAAGTGAGGCGAATGATGGCCGGAGTCTACCCTCCGCGTGCCTTGAAGGAATGAACGTGAATACACATACTGATAACCCTGCGAGATTCGATGCTCTTCCAGGCAGTGAAATGAACCAAGCCATAGCTTCCGTTATCACGAAGTCTGGTTTGTTTGACAGCCAGTGGTATCTTGAGAAATACCAAGACGTTAAAATTTTGGGTATTGACCCATTAGAGCACTATATATGGATAGGTGCCGCGATGGGTCGCCTGCCCAGCCGGGCGTTCACCTTGGCCGACCTTCCGGGGACGGGGGTGTGGGATGAGCGCCGGGGGCAGAATCCTCTTTACTCGTTTATAATGAAACACAACATCTTTATGGATCCAGAGTATTATCTGGTGAAAAATCGTGATGTTCAAAGAGCCGGGTTTGATCCTGAGCGCCATTACCTTAAGTACGGTAGATACGAAAAGCGGTTTCCAAATCGATTTTCTGAGCTTGCTGGTCGCCTTGATGCTGAATGGTATAAAGCAAAGCATCTTGGCGATTCAGATCAATCTCCGCTTTTTCACTACATTAATGAAGGTGTTAAGCAAAAGCTGAAGCCAGCAGAATCACTTATTGCTTACAACCCTCATCGTCGTTACACGGAGCCGGAATACGGCGGCGTGGATGAGCCATACCTGATGTTCGATGCTCCGTGCGAGATCCCAGAAGGCTTTAATTTCTCTGTTGGAGTGCATATACACGTGTTCTATCGCGAGCTTTTTGATGAGCTCGCCATGTATATCAGTAATATCCCGGTACCGTATACCGCCTACGTCACTATACCGGAGGGACATATCGACCTCGGTGACATGGAGAGGCAAGCTCTAAATAGACTGATTGGTGCTAAAGAAGTGATAGTCCGGGCAGTCCCGAACCGAGGTCGGGATATTGCCCCCTTCATCGCAGGCGTTGGCAAAGACGCTCTAAATCACGACCTAATGTTGCACGTTCATACAAAGCGAAGCCCCCATAACCCTGGTCATGCGGGATGGCGCCGATATTTGATGCACTATCTTTGCGGGAACGCGTCTGTCGTTTCGCAGATATTCTCGTCATTTCACCATGACCCAAACTTGGCAGCGTTCTTTCCGCCATATTTTCCCTCGGTGAGAAATCAACCTTCATGGGGCACGAATTTCGAAAAAACGAAGTCCGTTGGTAGACTTATTGGGTGTGACATCATGCCTGAAAAGTGCCCCGACTATCCTGCGGGTTCGTTCTTTTGGATGAGGGTCAATGATTATCGCCGGCTTTTCGACGGATCTCTTTCGTTGGAAGATTTTGAAGAAGAAGCCGGTCAGGTTGACAACACAACTGCCCACGCCATTGAGCGTTTGTTTGGCGTCATCCCGTTCTCTTCTGGCAAAACCGTGGCCATGCGGTATATAGACATTGCGCACAATCTTATAGACTACTACCACTCCAACCGTGACTTACCCAGCCAACAAGATAGAACCGATGACGTAAAGAGCTATCTTGCAGCAAAAAGTTCCCGTACCCACAGGGCAAAAATTGCGGTAGCGACCGCTATTACTGGCGGGTTCGATCCTCTGCTCCTGCCGGATATTCTGGAAGCAGATGTCGATTATGTATGTTTCTCAGATCAGGACATAGACGGGTATGGTGTTTTCGAAATCCGGAAGCTTGACTACACTAACAAAGACAAGCGTCGAATAGCTAGATACGCCAAAACTCATCTCATTTCACTGTTACCAGGCTACGACTACATCTTTTGGATAGATGCTAACATTCAGCTGCGATGCGGAGTGGGACGGTTTATCGAGGGGCTTAAATCAGCTGGAAAATCCGTAGGTGGTATACATCATCCGGTGAGGCTTTCTTGCTTCGAGGAAGGGAAAGCGGCCATTGAGCAAAAACTCGATGACGCCGAGTTGATTGCGGCTCAGCTTAGTCGGTATTCTGCGATCCCCAACTTAGGTGGCGCGCGATTGGTCGAAACTAATTTTATGATTTTCGATTCAACGAACAGCAAGACTAAGACTTTCACAGATTTGTGGTGGAGCGAGATTGAATCCAACAGTCGCAGAGACCAGCTAAGTGTTAATTATGCACTTATGCAGGCGGGTATCGACTTATATCCGCTTTTCGAAGAAAACATGTGCACACGGGACTCCGGGTGCTTCTACCTCTATGACCATGGGTTGGCACCTACACCGATAGTCAATCAAAGGTTTGTTCACACACTTCCGGCGATTGCCGCCTCTCACGACAGCGTCCCGTCTGACGCCGCTACATTGAAAAGATTCACTAGTGTTCAGGATCTTCTTACATCGTCGGAAGACGGCGAAGTCATTTTTGATGTTGTCCGTTCTGGTCCTGTAAATCAGGGGGCCGTTGCGAACGATATTGACGGCACGTCGAAGCAATCACTACCAAATGGAGTGTCGCTTTCAAATTGGCTACCATCCGTATGGTCGAAGGAAGAATGGTTCGCATCTGTTGGGTTATCAAGGTTGCACAATGCGTTGTGCTTCGGTGGCTTGATAGACAAAACCTTTCCAGACGGACACGAGAGTGGCCAACTTCTACTGACGCAAGACCGTAAGCTTGTGGAGGCTTCATTCGGTGTCTGGAATGGCGAGCGCCTACTTCCTCGGAACCTGCTATCAAAAGACTCTGATGGCCGGTTAAAGCTGAATTGCAACCCTTCTCAGGCTCGCCTAGCAGGGGACTACTTCCTTATAGGAAACGTGCAACCCCATTTTGGTCACGCAATATTAGAGGGATTGTCTCGGCTTTGGCCGATGTACCGATCAGTTCCGCTTCCTGCTGACGTGAAGTTTCTCGTCTATGAACCATTTCTGCGAGATGTTCAAAAGGAGTTGTTATCGCGCGCGGGAGTTGATTTGTCCCGAGTGGTTCACGTTCCCAAAGATGGGGTGACGGTTGAACGCTTATGGGTAGCTGATGCATCCATAAGATCGCATCGATGGGTGAGTGATCTGCAAGGCGATGTTTGGAGAGCTGTTTCAAGCACAGCGTTCGACGGTAAACCGACCCGGCTGACCTATCTCTCTCGTTCACGAATTGCAGAGAGACCACTCATGAATGAAGCTCATGTAGAAGCAATTTTTGAAAAGAATGGCTTCGATGTTGTTCATCCGCAGGAGCTTTCTTTGGGAGAACAGTTGCGATTGGCAGCAGAGTCTCGCATCATCGCTGGCCCCGTGGGCAGCCAAATGTATCTTGCTGCATTTCAAAAGTCTAACACATCTAAAATTGTGCTGGCTCCTAAGAATTTCTATGCGAAGGATGATCAGATGATATCTTCTGTGGTTTGCGGCTCGTGTGATGTGATATTTGGGAGTGAGATCGATAACTTCGCTGATAGAAAGGACCGTCAATGGACAATCGATACAGAACAGGTGGCTAGGGGATTGGCTGCTGTTTTGTAGGCGTATGCAAAAGTACCGCGAGTAATCGAAGATATAGACGCGAGTCTGAGGGGCCGCGTCTATATTAGGCTTTTAAAATGTGTTGAACGCCATTCTGAAGGCTAAACGCGCCCCCGCCCTACCACTTCTTCTGGTCCCATTTTTCGCGGTGAGCATCGTGGCTTTTCTCAAATTTGGAACCAGGTTCTATTCTCGAGCGGTTTCTTATCCATTGAACGCCACGACGGCGAACCTCTGCCGGATTCCCACCAATGACACAGTTGCTTTCTTTGAAACTGCGGGTCACGACAGCGCATGCTGCAACAATATTCTCGTCGCCTATCACGGCTTTCTTGGTCAGATAGGCGCGCTCACCTACCCAGACATGATCACCTATGGAGATATTCCCGCCTATGTCTAGATAGTCACCGGTTTCCAAATCGAATATCAAATGGGGAGATTCGCTGGTGCGCATTGTGATCGTGTTAGAAAGCATACAGTTGTTACCGATGGTCAAGCGATCACCACTCCCATAGACGAAAAACTGGCAGTTGGGCTCGCAACTGCAATATTCTCCGATCGAAATCACGGCGCCTTTGGCGGGGGCCTGATTGCCGACAAAAATTCTAAGATTATTTAAAAAGCTGTCCTTACGAATCCTAACGTGGTTATGGTCGCCACATATCCTCAGTTCAACGGAGCTAGGGAATGATGACTCTTCGATAATCACTATGTTGTCATTTCCAGCGATGAATCCGCTAACTTTTAGACTATCGTCAATCGTTACAAGGTTTCGCTGACCGCGATTGTCAATGGCCACTTACCACTCCTGATCGTTGAATTTTTTTCAAGCACGGATACATAATGGGTAACACTCCAAATGTGGCTGAATTCGATGTTTTCGCTCTAGCGTTCTATCTGTTTGAAACAAACCGTTACCCATCGCGGCCCACGGTCCAATCGTCAAGTTCTTACGCGCTAAACAGCGCCTAATCTTCTAGTAAGTTCAGTAGGTGCTTGAACGGTGCAGCCGCCGGACTGTGAATTGACGGCGCCTCGGCCAGCGTTTCGTAAAGAGCGTTTACGATTTCGTTCCTCTGGAGCGCTCCCGAACTTATTAGGGCATTGATGAGTGTGGATATTATAGCGGTTTGGCCGGTTATCACACTCAGAAGTTCCTCGTTGGTCAATCTCTGTTTCATTGTTGTCTCCGGCACGAGTATAGATGGTTCATTTAAACCATCTCACTACTAGCAGGATCAGCGCTACGCAAACAGCGGCGGTCGGCCAGAAGTCGGTCGTTCCGTCCCAAGACCAATTCCAGAAATAATACCCCTCGAGGTGAGGCGGAGGCATGTGAACGGACACCTCGTAGTCGCGCTTTTCGCGACCATGGAAGTGGCCGGCAGCAAAAGCCAGTCCAACTATCCAGGATAAGCGCCAATTTAGAAGCGCCCTGAATAAAGCGGCAACGATAGCCGCCATGACGAGCGCTTCAAGGATGTGGCCCGCCCAGTCCCAGTGCTGCTGAACATAGTTCCAGTCAATCATCTATCGTCGCTCCCTTGCTGGATGGGTTCATAAGCGACAATCCGAAACTTACAATCTAGGAGACTATCATGGCTCGGGAAACGCTTCCCGTTGCGCTCGACCTTATGTTTGGTCACGAGGGCGGCTACGTCAATGCAAAGACGGATCGCGGCGGCGCAACAAAATACGGCGTCACCCACAAGACGCTTGCAGCACATCGTGGCGTTGCATCTGTCACGGCCGAGCAGGTCAAGGCAATGACGCGCGAGGAAGCAGAGGAAATCTATCGCCGGTCCTACTGGACGCAGAGCGGCGGCGATCTTCTGCCCAAGGGCCTCGATTACGCTGCCTTTGACTTCGGCGTGAACTCTGGACCGGCAACCGCAGTACGGCGCCTGCAAAAGGTTCTCGGGGTTCGTGAGGATGGCGTTGTGGGCGAGCAGACGGTGGCTGCCGTCAAGGCATACCCTGGTGGTATCGCCAAGCTCATCCACGCCTATTGCGACGAGCGCATGGCTTATCTCCGCAGTCTGACGAACCCAAAGACTGGCTTCCCGGCCAATGGTCGTGGCTGGACCATCCGTGTCACCGGCAAGGATCCGAAAGGCCAGTGGGCCGATCAGCTGGGCGTCGTCGGCAATGCCGTTCGCCTGGCTACACTCAGCGCCGATATGGTCAAGGATGTGAAGGTGCCGGAGGAAGGCAAGGCGAAAGCTGATGTCCGAGACACCGGCCTGATCGAGGTGATCAAGAAACCGGAAGCTTGGGGCCCGCTTGGCGGCTTCCTGTCGGCGGCCGGCGCAATCTTTGCCGGATCTGGCCCAGTGCAGTGGGCGCTCGCCGCGCTGATGATCGGCGGCGGCATCCTCGGCTTCATCTATCTCGTTAAGCGGGTGAGGGCAGCATGATCTGGGCTCTCATCCCCAACTGGCTCAAGATCGCCGCTGGTGGGCTGCTGTGCGCCGTTCTGCTGGCCTCGGGCTCATACTGGCTCGGCAAGCGAGAAGGCCGCTCACAGACCCAGATCGAGGCCGCCAAGGAAGCGCTCGATCGCATCAACGAATTGGAGAAGAACAATGCGTCTTTCCGCAGTCTTACGGATCGCGGCCGTTGCCTCGTGTTCATGCGCGATAGCGGCCTGCCAGACAGCGCCTGCGACTAACGGGGCAGGTTACAGCTTCGTCAAATTCTCGGACCCGCAGGCGGCTCGTCTGGCTTCACAGGACGCAACAGCCGGTCCGGCAATCAACTCGAATAACAGGCAATGTGCGGCTGACGCTGCGTGTCGCAAGTGATGGCATAGCGAATTAAGGCTGGGGTAATGGCAGGAAACGACGACATGGCGAACAACGGCAACATCGAACGCAGCTACACCGATGCCGTCACGGCGCAGCTGGGTGAGCGCGTCACCAACCTTGGCCGCCGGCAGAGTGATCTCGAAACAGAGATGCGTGCCGGGTTCAAGCAGGTTGAGAATGGCATGTCCGCCATTGCCAACGAGATGCGCACCTCTATAGCTGCGCTATCTTCAAACCTTTCCGAGCGCAACAAGCCACAGTGGCAGGCGATCGGCGTGGCCATTACCTTCTGCACTGTCATTGGCGGATTGGCATACTGGCCGATCAACTCCTCCACGTCGCGACTTGAAAACGCAGTTCTGGCGTTGTCGGAAAAGATCGTGACGCGGCAAGAGATGGAATACCGGCAGGCACGCGGAGCCGAAGACCGCAACCGCATGGAGATTTCCATCAAGGATGTTCGTGAGGCTCAGGTGCCGCGCGCCGAGCTAGAGCGGGTGTGGACCAGCCAAGCGAACACCGATTCCGATCAGCAGCGCCAGATAGATGAGCTGAAGCAGGCTCAGACAAGTGTGTATGGTGCGCGCGATGTCATATTAGACCTTCGCCAGCGGGTAGACCGCATGGAGCGCGAGAAGGCTTCGCCGGGAAGCTGATACATAAAACCCGCCAGCAGCCTCGTACTGCCAGCGGGTTCACTGCCAACTTCCCGCCAATTGGCCGGAAGTCTCTCGACCTCCATAACCGAGGCGTAGATCAATTGCACCAATCAATGCGGTGCTTCGGGCGCCATTCTCGCGCCAGTCCTTCCGACATAAGAACCTGCCCAACTTCCCGGCCATCGGGGAGATAGATATTCACAAGCGGCCGGCGGCTCTGCGTCCGGTCTCTGGCGCCGCTGTCCTCGATGCGAGGCACGCCGGCCAGCAGCAGTTCTTTCAGCCTAGCTTTCGCCTTCATCGCCAAATCCCGCTCAAACTCGCATTTGGCACGGCTGCCCATCTCGGGCGCATCCACGCCAGACTTGAACGGCACCCCGCCACCCAGCAATCGCATATTCTGGCCGTCGCACTTGATGGTGTCGCCGTCGATGACGATCAGCGAGGCGCAAGAGACACCCTGCCCCGCAAAAGCGTCCGCCGAAGCGGACAGATAAATGGCCAACGCGAGCGCGGCGGAAAATATCTTCACCAC